CCTTAGGCTCTTCAACCTTAGGCTCTTCAACCTTAGGCTCTTCAACCTTAGGCTCTTCAACCTTAGGCTCTTCAACCTTAGGCTCTTCAACCTTAGGCTCTTCAACCTTAGGCTCTTCAATTTTTCTTTTCGCCATAAATTTTATAGTTACTCGTAAATACTGCTATTACTATCAACTCGCTTTAGCACAACAGTTACTTTCATATTCCTATCAGCGGTTCCAAGCTCTGTTTCGGTAGTAGATAATTTACAATCTGCCGTAGTACATAAGGCGGTTAAATAAGCGCCATCAGCCAAAACTACCCGCTGAGTAGAGGAGGCATATCCAGCAAAGTTAGAACCACTGCCAATAGCAGTATTCAAGTCCATTGTAAGATTTTTAGTAAACGCGCTTACTTGCGTGCTAAATAAAGGAGTTGAAGTGCCAAAATCAGAATAAGCCGTGCTTCCCTGAGTAGAGATTATTTGCATCAGCGTTCCCGAAGCGATAGTATTCGGCCCCATTTCCATTATCACGTTATCAACATAAAATTCTCCGGTTGCCGGATTGGTTATGGCTACACCGGTAGTGGTAATGTCGTCGTAATCCAAAAACTTGGTTAAAACGACATCCCCTGGTTTAGCTGAATAACCAACCGTCGGTTCCGCCGGAGCCGGTTCAACCACCGGAGCCGGAGCCGTGGCAATTTCATTTAACTTTAACTGAAGAAATGACGACATTATTTGATCCAAAATATTCGGATCTTTATCGGTTTGCGCATTGACAAGGAAAGAAACTCCTCCAACAATCATCAATGCAATGCCGACAAAAAACACCGCGTAAGACTTCAGCATTGATTTTTTAATCTTTTTCATAATAATTGGTTAGAGTTTTTAAGATGTCGGGCATGATCCGATTATTCCTTTTCCTGTCGGAACGCAAATTCCATAACGGGCATAAGTGGAGTAAGTCCAATTATAGTTATGGATGTCCATTCCTGCGTTAGTGTCGGAGGGCGATAAGAACTGCGGATTAATCCACATTCCAAGATACGCCTGCCAACCAGCCGCTCCTTGACCGGTCGCCGCCACAAACCACCAGCGTCTCTTAGTGGAATCATAAGCTCCGGCCGCGGTAGTGGCTAAATCAGGAAGAATTACATGTTTATAACCAGTATAAACATTAGTAATTCCCGCCTGAACCGCCTCAACATCAGCCATTGAATTAATCATTTGCTTAATTAGCCTGACAGTTCCTGGATCGTCGCCGGAAATTATAGTATTGAATCTCATGCTTTTCTTCTCTCCGAAGTTGGTCAGAATCTGATTAGTGGAAAGAAGTAAAGCGGCTTCAAAAGCGGCCTGAGAAAATACCGGATCGCCGGATACGCGATTAGAATAAGTCGTTGAACTAAAAACGAGCGTGTGGGCGGAATATAAAAGCGGATTGCCGTCGCCGACGGTAGTTACCACACTGTCTCCGTTTTTGTCAGTATAACTACTCGCAGTACTGAACGAAAGCCGATGAGTTAAATCCAAATCCATTCTGTTCTGGCAGAAATTGGCAAGCGAAGTAATAAGGCTTCCCACCTCGTTATAACGGTTGTCGTTTCGCATTTCCAAAGTAATATCAATTTCTTTGGAAAAAGTGCGAGCCGTCATATCAATCTGGTAGCCAACTCCGGCTTTCGCTTTTTTTGAATTAGCTCCTTCACCTTTGTGATCGGCGTATTTCTCAATGTCAATCTCGTTGTATCTCTTTGAACTTCCCTGACCAGCGCCGACCGGTTCGGTAATAAAGAGCTGTTGAATATTCTTCGGATATTCTTCCTGCATCTGCAGCCACTCATGCCTAACCAAATCTGTCATTTCCGGCAGGGTAAGAGTATTCAGAAGAGTTGTTTGATTTCCGTATGTTGCCATAAAATTAAATTAGTTATTAAGTGGTTGCAGTCCTTAAGATATTAATTCTTGAAGCGATTTTAACTAGAACGGTGCTTGCATCAACCACGCCTACGACCAATAAAGCGTCCTTGGATGAAGCAGTCGCATCGGCGACCACTGAACTGGTTAAATCAATATAAGTCCCAACCAATGCGGTTAAGGTGGCGACGGTAGAAGCGGCAACGCCAACCTGAAAAATATCATTTTCACCAGCTACATCAATCGGGATTTTGGTGGTTGAAGCATAATCAGCATCAGTTGATGCGATTGTCTTCATACAAATTCCCAAATGATCGCCGGAAGTAGCGTCAGCCGCGTTGACTCCGCCAGAAATGAGATAGGTTAAAGCTCCATTAGCTATCGCTACCGAAGCGGTTTTAGCCCAATACTCAATATTTGGCTTGCCAGAAACTCTTACAAATGCCATAAGTTTAGTATTATTGTTAATTAAAATGCACACTAAATTAGCGTGCATATTCTTTGCTTTTTCAGGGGTTGCATCCCGTAAGAATACGAGTTTTATCACGGCATCGTTAGCCGGTTAATTGTCGTTATTGTTTACATCGCAATAACACGAGTTTTGATGGCTTCTGCCCTTACCTAACTAGCACAAGCCATCTGAACTATTGTTATTTCCCGATATTTATAAGAACCTCGTGAATATCGCGCATGGTAATATCCAGTTCATCTTTCCATTTAGCTTCAAACGCCCGCTCAAACGAACGGTCTATGGACATGATTACCATTTCTCTTGACTTATCAAACGCCTGTAAAACCAACTGGAATAAAAATGTCCTTTCGCTGTATCGGATGTCGCTTTCAAGCATTAAAGTCAAAACCTTAACCGCGAAATTTTCATATCTTTCTTTAACATATTCTTTGATTTTACCTTCCTTATCCGCCAGTTCTCCAATCGGCAATTTTTCCTCAGCAATCATTTTAATAATCTTCTCGGCCACAGGAATACACCGCACCAATCTATCTTGATATTCTTTATCAATGGCTCGTTCCTTGCCTTTCATTATTTTTTTAAAATCGGTCATAAATTCAAGGCTAAGTGATTTAATTTAACAAGCTCTCCCTTGCGTTCGCCATCAGGAATTTCAAGGGTATAATCGTCATCAGTTCTGACTTCAATGTCTTCAATCTCAACCTGTTGAAAATTCTTTTCATCTTTGGGATTGGTGTTCTGCGTCAAAAACTCTCCATGATTAATGTCAGCTTGCTTTTTATCAATCTTTTTGATTTTAAATTTCTTCCGTTCAGCTTCGTTAAGAAAATTAATATAATCCAGCGTATGAATTTTTCCGTCTTCGGTCTGTATTGAAGCGTATAGCCTGTCCTCGTCGGTCTTATTGACTTCGCTAAATTTATGTTCAACCCAAGTCTTTAAAATTTTAGTAACTATTTTTCCTTCGTAAAAAGCGATAGTTGCCGTCCTTTCTTTGACCTTTTCTATTTTTTTTACCCCGCCTTCTTCAATTTGTTTTAACCTTAAAAGTATCTCGTTCCATTCTGATCTCGGAACGGAAACCGTATCATTTTTTTCTTTAATTTTTTCCGCCGGGCCGGTAATAAGCGGAAATTCATTCTCCGGTTTTTGCCCGAAAGTTCTTTCCGTTAAAGGAGTTTTATTATCCATATATTTGATAAATTATTTATTAGCCTTTTTCTTAAATGAAGATAAGCCCATCATCTCGCCCAATCCTTTACCTTGATTGGATTGAGAAAAATCGTCTTTACTGCCGTCAACCGACACATGAGCGCCTCCGCCGACCGCGCTGTTATAAACTCTTTTTATCGGGTTCCCGGCTCTGTCGGGAAAAACCTTAGCTTCGGCCAATGACAGATTTTCTTCCACCGATCCTCCGATAGCCATTAATTTATCAAACACCGGCTCAATTTTTTTGCGTTCTTCTTCGCTAAAACCTGATAACGCTCCATCCTTATTTATTTTTAAAGTAGCGGAGCTAATGCCCTGGGAAATTTTATCCTCAATCATTTTACCAATCTCTTCAGCCGATAATCCCTGAGCGTTGGCTTTTACCTGCCCGGTTTTTTCGTCAATCTCTACACCTTTGCCTTTCAACGCGCTAACCGCGTTTTTGTAGGCGGTTCTTAAACCGCGAATGTCCTGATTTTGATTTTCTTTTAAATCCTTTATTTTTTCTTCCAATGTTTCTCCCTCGCCCAAACCTAATTCTTCATTAAGTTTTGTGATAGATTCCTGCAACTTAGTAGCCTCTTCGCTTTTTGCTTTAAACTCATCTTCCAGATAGACGGTTTTCTTTTCGCCGTCAATCTCCACTTCATGTGGCATAATTTTAGGACGCTTTACTTCCCCGCTAAGAATTGATCAAGCCCTTAGGTGGCTGAAAGCTATTTAATTATTAAACTGCTTCAAAAACCTCATCCTCGCTCGGCTTCTTGATGCTCGGATCATATATTCCCTCCAGCCGTTCTTTAATCAAATCAACCGCGTTTATCGTCATCCTGACATTCATCGTGTCTTCGTGATTTTTTGACTCCCTGGCTATGTATTCAACCTGGTCGGCGATCAAGTGGTTAAGCTCGTTGATAAACGATTTATTTTTAATCACCTGCTGAATTTCATTATAATACAATTTCTTGTCGTTGTCGCTTAATTCTTCATAATCAAACCATTCAATCCCGCGCTTCATCACTTTTTCCAAAACAACTTCGGCGGTTGATTTTTTTTCCAACTCGTCAATCCGTAAAACCAAATATTCTTTTTCCGTCAATAACTTATCAACATCAGCTTCCAATTCAAAAATCCTGCGTCCATTATCACCCCACTTCTTAATTTTTTCTTTGATATTACTGAACATTGCTTTCCATTGTATTTAAGCTCGGCCTGTTAGTTTGACCGGCCATAGCCCCCTCCTGCATCTGATCGCCCATTTCCGACTGCCCAGCGCCCTCCAGAGCGGAAATCTGAGCCAATAGGTTCTCACCCTGGGACTTAGCTTCGTCGCTCGCCGGTTGATTGGCCGGAGCGGTTTTTTTAAACATATCTTTAATCTGCCAAGTAAACTCGTATTCATCAATAATTTTATCGTCATTCAGCGGACGCTTGGTTACTGCCATAATATCCACTGCCTGTTTGAGCTTATCAGCGAACATCACCTTTGACAAAGCGCTGCCGTCCCTTTCGCGCGGAGCGACGGTGATATACCAAAATGACGGTATGTCCTGCAACTGCTTAACATTAACAAACCTAATCCGCGTCGGCCGGCCAGCCAGCTCCTCTACTCGCTCATAACGGTAAACCTCCTCCATTTCCTCCCGCATCATCGGCCGATCGGTAAACTGCACGATTTTCTTGCCCCGCTTGCCGTTTTCAAACTGCGCGTCCATTATGGTAAATTTCTCGTAAATATCAAAAAGCGAATCTGTCGCCTTATCATATTCCCGGCTGACCGGGCTGACAAAATTCTCCAAAAGATTATAAATCCGCAAATACGAAGCGTCGCGCTTGGCCGACATAAACGCCAAAACCGAAAGCCCAAGCTGTTTAATAAACTGCTTTTGCTGATTGACTATTTCCGTGGCTGTCGGCGATCCGCCCTCTTTAATACCTTGCGCCGTGTTAGACGCTCCGATAAATTCCTCGGTTTTTTTCTCAATCAAATCGTAAAGAGCGAACTCTGAATTTGTTATGCCCTGATTGGTCTTATTTAAAACTTCAAAATCATCAGCCTTAACGCCGTAAGTAACCGCCCCGGCCGTCCAGATGTCTTTGGAAAATATCTTCTTGCCCTTGCTCGCGAGCGGCGGCTCAATCGCCTGTCTAAACTTCCTAATAAGAAGCCGGATGGTTTCGCTATTTAACCCCTGCAAAGTTTTGGCGCTGGCGGTCAACGGCTTGCCATAAGCGCAATCCTCGCCCATAGCCTTTAAAACCGACATCTTCATCGGATACCGGCGGTCTTCGGTTACGGTATAAAAAAGCGGAGCTGGTTCGTCAAACATCAAAACGCCGTTAATCATTATCTGATATTCGTCGTTGTGCGGATCAAGATAATGAATTTCCTCAACCTCCTCGCCGTCAATTTTATACATCCGATAGCCGAAAGGCGAATTAGCCAAACTACCGCCCTTAGCCACATGCTTCCAATTCTTCCATCCGCCGTAATAAATTTTAGCTTCATCATAAGTCCGGCGGACATATTTTAAAATATATGGCTGTTCCTGAAAACGATAAGCCGGAATATTCATATCGCCCAAAAATACCTGCAAATTAGTGAGCAATCTCTTCCGCGCCCGATGAAAAACTACCGGCTTTTTCTTTTCTTTTTCAATCAGGCCATTTTTACCAATAATTGATCGTCCCCGGTTAAAATAAGTGGCGTATTCGTCAGTCTCTTCAATAAAAACCGCCCGCTGGGTCAATAGTTCCCTCACAAACGCCTGCCAAAAATCGTCATCTCTTTCAATCTGGTTCGTCCGGGTGATAATATCCATGAAATCCTGCCCCAGCCCCCTGAGTTCATTGTCGTTCTGGTCAAACACTTGCGCCTCCGGCTGTAAGTTCATCCCAACCAGCTCATTAAAAACCACTTCAATTTTCTTTTCCGTCGTACCGGTAACAATCCGCACCTCATCATCATTTTTCTTTGGTGGCAGATAAGCGTTCGCCGCCCGCTTATTTAAAATATAGTCAGTTTCCAAATTAAGGCCATCGAACTCCTCGCGCGCTTGCTGTCGCTGCATGCGCGCCTTATCAAAGCGCCGCAAATAATAAGCATACACCTCTTTCTGGGCGTCGCTTGGCGCGTAGCCCTCAAATTTATCAACTTTTAGTTCCTCAGTTAATCCCGGCGATTTTTCCATAATATTTTATAAATCTGAAGTCTCGCAATTATATTTCCGACAAACCAGCGGTCGCTGGCCGTAAATAGAACATTGCCCATCCTTGTTTAAATGTCTGCAAGCCAAATCTAACTTTAAATAACAAATACCATTTTTAAAAATAACCTTGCACCTCTCATGATCAGCTATCCACCTCACCCAATCAACATCCTGCTCGCCTTCTTTCGCTAGCGCCAAGTAAAATTCCTTACAACAATTACCGCATTGTTTAGGGCAGTTGTATTCATTCATATCGCGCTGTGCCTGTCCATCCCCTGATTGCCGTAAAAAACGGTTTCAGGCTGATTGGTTTGACCTGATTGTTCGAGTAAAGACATCTGCCCCGGCGTTACTGTTTCCACTTTTCCATAATCCTCAGTATCATCCGAAAAAGTCAGCGAAAGGGCATCGGCGTCATCTGGTGAATGATAGCCCTTTTTCCGCGCCTCCTTTTTCGGCATAATCTGTATTCTCTGCCGGCCGGAAGACCGCCTATACCGCACGGACGTCAGTTGGTCTTCCCAAGCCGAGTGGCTTTCCAGCTCCCCGCCAGACTTAATCCACTTCCTCGCTCGAAAATAATAACAAGCCCTTTTATTTAAAAATCTTTCCTGATCCTCGCTATCATCACAAGGATCTCCAACCATCACCCCCTTAACATAAAAACCAAATAAATAAAGCTCCCGCACTACATCCGCCCCAATGCCAAACATATCCACTGAAACATCCTCCGCCGCGATCCCCAGTCGCTCGCAAAGACCCACTGTCCGCTGAGCTATCTTTTTGGCATTTGATATTTCCTCCCTCAACACTATCTTCGCCCGAAAAGCATCCCGCGCCACCCAAGACGTATTATTTTTACCCTCTCCCGCCGGATCCAGCCCGAGCCTTAACCTTCCAACAAAAGGACTACCATCCTCAATATCCGAAACCGGAATCTGTATAATATCTTTTCTGGAAAGAAGCGGCACATAGCCCTGCTGATCCACCATATCCTCCCTAGGAAATTCCCCCAACACCCGTATCCTGTACTCATCCGATTCCTTGCCGTGCTTTTCCACAATCCGCGAGACATAATCCCAGTCAACCAACGGCGACTCCTCTGAACTAAACCTCAACACCTGCCAATTCTTAACATCTTTCCCTTTCTGACTCTCATAAAAATAACCAATCAAACGCGTCGGATTAGAAATCATTATAATCGTCGGCTTATGATCTGTCAGCGACCCTTCCATCGTATTAAAAATAGCATCATCAACTCCGCTTGCCTCATCAACCAGGGCCAAAATATATTCGCCGTGCATCCCAGCCAGCGCCTCAGGACTATCCTTCCTCGCCGTCCTTGCCCGCGCGAACCACGCCTCAGGGTGATCCTTAATCCGAATATACTGCGCCTGCCATTCAAACCGCGACTGTACGCCGCGCGGCATCCTATTCAACCAAATAGAAACCTCTTTCCATAAAACATCATACATCTGGCTCTGCCCCGGCGCGGTGCAATTCACCTGCGCCAAATAATGGCAATAAAGATACCAAAGAAGAAGCCATGAAACAGTCGCGCTCTTACCGCATCCATGTCCTGACCTGACCGAAATTCTGTCAGGCGCTTTCTTTGCTATCCCTCGCTCAACCGCCAATAAAATCACCCACTGCTGCCAAGAAAAATAACGCTCGCGAACACACTCATCCTTATTTTTAGCGACAAAATATTCGCCCCTGATTTCATCCAATTTCCCTGTCTCCACCAGAAGAGCAACAAGAGAAACATACTCTTCCTTCACTGGCTGGGGCTTCAATTTCCACATCACCCCGATAAAATAAATCGGCGAATCCTGCATCTTTAAATATTCCGCCAAGTCTTGTTTTGTGTGTTTTTTTTCTTTTGGTTTCTTCTTGCTGGCAATCATAATCCCCCGCAAGAACAAGGGGCAACAATTTCAGTTGCCGCAATGTCCAGTATAAATTTAAACAAAGAATTAAACTTGAAAGACGAAGTGGCAAAAAAATTATTTGATCCTCTTGCTTTCAAAATCCTTGTCCTCGCCGGGGATTGTTAATGACATGTTTCTTTGTTTTTGTCAAGGAAAGTGTTTAAAAATTGTGAGCGATTTTGTGGGCAATACGTAATAGACGGCCGGGGTCTATTCTGGGGGGTCGCTCGGTTATGGTGGAATTTTTTTATTTAGTGTCTCTTAATGTGTGTTAATGGACACTTTTTTAACATATTGGCTAACCTTGGATTAAATATAGCTGTTATTTTTTGTTTTTTTTAGCTCCGCGGGCATCCTTGGCAAGCTCAGCAAGAGAAAAGGAGCTCGTGATGTTGGCTTGGACTTCCAGCCTGTCCGCATAACCGCAGTTTTTGAGCATGAAGATCCCAATCGCCGTATTGACTTGCTTGTTATTTACCCCAGATTCATAAAAATTCGCGCTAGTGGTTATAATTTTTTTTATGGTCTTCCTAAAGATTGGTTTTTCTGCCTCTAATTCTGTAAAATATCCATGCCAGACACCTAAACGTAAATATAGCGCGGTTAATAACGGTTGTTTTTTTTCTGCCTTACATTCGTCAAAATATTCCATAGCGACATTCCAAAGTTGCGCCGGAGTCCGCCAATAGGTTATTTTTTTTCTTCCGCTTTTCATCCCCTTTTTGCCAGCCATATTGATATAAAAAAGCCATCGGATAAAATACATTCCGACGGCTTGAGTTTATTAATACAATTCCATTATATCATTTTTTTAAAGCTCTTGCAAGGGCTAATATACTATTTATACCCTTTTCATCTCACCTAAGGGCAAATAGGGGCATACTTTTTTAGCTATTTTCTAAAATTTCGCCACTTTCGGGCGTTGCGTCTATTTTTGGCGTTTCAATTTCGTTCGTGTCAATACCCGTATCTTTTTGCATTTTGTAAAGCGTGAATGGATCTGTATTAGCGCGCCAACCGTTTACCTGTAAATGCCAGATAACTAATTTTTTTATTTCTTCATTCATGCTCGCTTGTTTTTTGTAACAAAAACTTTTTAAGGCACCATGGATTTCTTCAGGCAAAGAAATTAAAATTTTTCTTTCCCTTATTTTTTTCAACTCTTCCAATCTTATTTTTGTTTTTTCAATCTCGGCATCATTTTCTAAACTCGGACTGATTTCTTTTTGGATTTCATTTTTCCCATCTTCAATAAATTTTTTAACTTCATCCGGCGCGAAATTTTCCATAACTTTTTAAAATTAAAAATTAATAATCATAATTATATATAAAAATAAAAATATAGTCAAGTTTTTCCCTCCACTAATATTAGCTAAATAATGTATGTCCATGATTTTTTCCTAAAACATTACAATAAAAGAATATGCGTTGGACATACATTTTCAGAAAAAAAATGTAAGTCCATAATGTATGTCCATGATTTTTTCCGCCAACCTTAGCAGTAAAAGCGGTATGCGGAGCTAAAATAGCCACGTAGACACACATTTTTGCCCAGCCGTCCTTATATTATTTAACATATCTTTATATATATAAATATATAACACATATATATTATATTATATATATAATATATTATTAATTAATTAATAATAATGTAAGTCTATATGTCCGACAGACATCTTTTTCTTCTAATGCTAATGGAAAAACGAATAGACAGACATATGTCGGACACACATTATCCACAGAAATGTATGTCCTGTGGATAACCCTGTTTTTTGACAATATAATTTATTTATATTATAATATATTTATCTAATATTAGACAAATTATCTAACCTTAATATACTTGACAATACAATCAAAAAAACATATACTTAATATATAACTATATACCTATATATTTATATACCTATATATCTATATACAAATATATTTATATACTTATATATCTATATACATATATACTTAATTTATACATATATAATTATATGAAAAACTATCCCACCATCTCAATCTTCCGCGAAAAACTCCGTGCCAAACAAGAGCGCCGAGCCGTGATTGCCATTATAATCTTATTGACAATCGGCTCATTTTTAGGGTAAAAAAACACCATGAAAATACACCGCCAGGGCGACTTTATCCGCCTAAAAAACTACATCACAATCCAGCGCGTCAAGCGCGAAAACCGAACGGGATTTTACATTTTTACCGCAGTAATTTTATTCACTTTATTTGTGGCCGCAGCCATAGCCGCTAATTCATAAAACAATAAATTACTTAATAATAATAATAAATAATCCGGCGCACCTTTTGGTCGCTCATAGCCGCCAAAACTAACCGCCGAAAAACAAATTTTATGAAAGACTTTAAAAAAACCATCTCATTCCTTGACGCCGAAGGCCACCGCGCGACAATTACCGCCGAAATTACCCACCGTAATGGCTACCCGGAATTTATCGCGTCCGGGACTTATGTCGGCCACGCCGGACAATGCCTTGACGAAATTAAACCGACCAATACCGCGCAAAAGCACCTGATTGACTTATGGAAAAATTGGCATTTGAACGGCATGAATACCGGAACACCGGAACAAGAGGCGGCTATTAAGGAATGGCAAGCAGTCGGCAATAAATATGATTATAAGGCCATTTGTGAGCATCTGGCGCTTAACAATCTTTATGTCGTTGAGCATCCAAAAACCGGAAAGGCGTATAAATACGGTGAAGGCTGGCTAGTCCACGATCTGCCGGAGGGTTTTGATAATGATTTAAAAATGACGATTGAACAAATAGAAGCCGCCGAATATTTACGCGAGGCCAAAAAAGAAGAAAAAACCGGAGACGAGCGCATTTTAGAGCTTATGGCCGAGCAAGGAATTGACGAAAACATGCTTGACGCTTGTCGCGCTTTTTTAAGCGTAACCGGCGCCGATGATTTATCTTATTTTAATGAAAGTTATCAGGGCGAGTTTAAGGATGATAAAGATTTTGCCCGCGATATGGCCGAGCAATTAGGCAATATAGATAAATACGCAAAATGGCCGCATAATTGCATTGACTGGGAGCATGCCGCGCGCGAGCTGATGATGGATTACAGCGATCAAGATGGTTTTTATTTTAGAAATTTATAATAACGGTAACTTTATGAAAAAATTTATTATTACAACCGACATTAAAGAAGAAATAATCGCCAGAGATGAGGAAGAGGCTAAACAAAAGTTTTTTGAGGAAATTGAAAGCGAGCCGCAACAAAATATAAACAGTTTTTTTGAGGATCGTATTAGGGTTAGGGCGGAGGCCGCGGCGATTGACAAAAAAGAATCCGACCTTGACGAGGTTTATGCTGATAAATATATTAAAATGATTAAAAAATTATTTTCAGAAAATGAAAGCGCCGCGTTATCCAGCATTATTAACAAAGTTTATCAGGACGGCTTTGAGGACGGCGTCAATAATGAAATTGACGCGCGCGAAAGGGATAACGTCCGCCAAGGGAGGGTTAACGTTTAACTATATGGAAAAAATATTATTCAACCTAGCTCTTATTGATACCCTTAATTTTTGTAAAGCAAACAGCATTGACCCGTCGGGATCTCACCTTGTAAAATATCCCCGGCGCTGGACTTACGCGCTATGCCGCGATACTGACGGCCAAGCCATTGTAACCGTAACTTTTTACCCAAACCAGGCGCCTACGCACTTTATACACAAGCATTAAACTCTTATGCCTTGCCGGAATCGTTAAGACTCCGGCAATGATAAGCGCTTAATTATTATGAGAATCTGGAAAATAAAACCATCTTTTCTGTGCCGCAATCACCTTTTAGGCGAGCACAGGGAAATACACTGCGTTCACGTATTTATCACTACGCCAAAAGGTGGCTCATATAAAAAACATCCCGAAGTTTTGCAATGGATGCGCCATATTCCCGCCCTAAAACGCCGTCATGACGCTATAGCGAACGAAATAACCGCTAGGGGTTATAATCACGCATCCCCGTTTCCATTTTTTCCGGCTCTATATCCTCTTGATCCGCCGGAAATATTATCCATCCCCGGCCAAATTGACCGCCTACAATTTAAAGGTTGTAATTGTAATATTGGCGCCATGCGCGAGTATTACGATATATAGTTTTTACTTATTGCCCGCACTTTGACAATTTATGAATTACACAATAAAGCAGAAAAGCGTTATTTTTGAGCTGCCATTATCTGATTATCTAAGCAAGCGGTATTTCAGGAAGTTTAATCCCGAAACAAAAACACGGGGCGAGCAACAAGAAAAATGGATTAAGTCATTGCAGGAATATGAGGAAGATTTATTTGAGCGTATCAGCGACTTTTGGCAGGAAGCCAAGGACGCGTTAGAAAAAGAATATATCAACCGCCAAGAAGCTATTGACTACTTAAAAACCTTGCCGGAAAAATATACTGATAAAGAGATTGCCTTATTTTCCGAGGATCTGGATAATTCCATTATTCGCGCGGCTGAAAATGCAAGGAACCAAAGCTGTCAAGACGAATGGCTAACCAAATTTAGGCGGCTGACGCAGGAAAGAATTGACGCCGATTTATCGGACGCGCTAGACGGAATAAAATATAATCTCATTGATCGGATAAACGATAAGGATTATTTTAATACGCGCGCCGAAGCCGACCACTTGCGGCTGGAAATTTCCAAGGCGGAAATAAAAAAATGGCTGGCCAATAATGTGACAGATACTGACGCCAATAATATCGGATATTTTGCCGATTATGCACTGGACTTTGACCGCAAGCCGATTGACATTGATTATATTGACCATTATAGCACGATGGGTGATTATGACGAGTGGCTAAGCCTTTTTAAGCATTATAAAGAGGTAGCCGGCCAGATTGACGACTACCGAAAGACGGAGGCGGCGAAGATTAATAACTATAGCGCTTTGCTTGAATTTTACGCCGGACAGGTTAAGCCATTAAAGGACTACTTGAATAAATATCATAAGGATATTGAATTTAAAAAGTCCATCAATCGCAACCTGGACAGCGTAAAAGCGATTATTGTAAAAAAAATATAACACCTTAAACCCCGGCAACTAAAAACGCCGGGCAACAAAGAACCAACATTTAAGCGGGCAATGTTGGTTTTTTTGTTGGCCAAAAAATATCGCCGATTTAATCAACTAAAGTTGGGCGAAGGTTTTGACAAAATAACCAAAAATAATAAATCGCAAATCAACGACATAGAGTGGTCCGAGTGATACAATGGTGGCCTTTTCATTTTTAGAATAACTGTGGATAAACCCATTTTTTATTTATTATTAGCATGTTTGAACTAAGCTGATTTTTGTGCTATTATAGAATAATTGATAAACTATTCAAAATTTTATGCGGGTCGGAAAAAGTATTAAATTAAGTAAAACCGCCATAACGCAAAAAAGAGGATTTCAGGCGAGCGATCGCCGGAACGGGATTAATACACCCGCGACCTTGCTCTTTTAGCCTTGTGGCGGTTTTTTTTAATTAATATGCAAAAGACAACCCATCAAGAATATAAAAACTCTCTGCGCCTCTGGCGGCCGAGGTTTGGTTGTCCGGATGCTATTAAGGTTTTTGAGTTGATGAAAAAAATGCGCGGCAGATCATTAACGCCGGAAGAAAGAAGAAAAATTAAGAGGCAAATAATTAAAATAGTTGATAATTACGTTTAGGCTATGGCTGGCGCTTCGGGTTCTGGAGTATTTTGGAACATAAAATACAGGAACCAAGCGCTGGCCGTAATAACCAACTAACTCCGAGCAGTCAGCAGGATAATTATTCCATAATAGGGGAGGGCTTTTTTTACCATTGTAAGCTCTCCGTTCGGTTTAAAAACCGCAGACCTATTGGTTATCCCTATTAATGAGTAATAAAATAATATGCGATTAAGAACTAAATTATTTTATAAATTATCCCATAGATTTATTAACATTGAAATCCTGCACGCTTTTATTGATTGGATTAGATTTAATATTCTGTGGAATAACGAAATAGAAGAATAATAATATGCCAAACGTAGATAAGCCTGGGACAACTCAATTTTGCCTAGCTTGCGAAAACGAAGCAAGAGGATTATTTGTTTCTTTTAAACACACTTGCGGAATAGAATATAAATGGGACATTCCTAAAATTAGAAATGCGGCTTTAAAAGTTCTTAAGAATGAATAAGAGTGCGAAAAATATAATTTTTGCAATAAATGCGGAGTTAATCCTTGTGAATGTATGCCAAAAGAATGGGAAAAAAGATGGAGTGAATATATTATAAAATTTATTCAAACCGAAACCGCCAAGGAAGTTCTTAAAGCCTTTATCTCCCAAACCATCCGTTCAGAAATAGAGAGATGTGTTAAATTTATTGCTGACGCAAATAGGGAAACATCTGAATTTGTAGAAATAGGTGGCGATGAATGGCTTAATGAAAATTACCCCAAATAACTAACCGCCATAAGGCAAAAGGTGTATGAAAGAAAAACAATTGTATGCTAAAAAAGGCAAATGGTCAAAATATTTTGATACTAATCCTTTTATAGAATTTAGATGCTGTAAGTGCGGGATTGTTCATTTATTACAAATAAAAGTTGACTTTAAAAGAGAAACCTTTTTAATTAGATGTAAAATTAAATAACTAACCGCCGTATATACGGAAAAACTTTATGAAATGCAAAAGTTGCGGTCAAGAGATTAAAGGACAAAACTGGATTAAAATCGGAAAACTTGAATGGTTAGAAGAAGAATTTCCGGAAATGAGCTGGTATGACGCCGAAAAGAAATGCAAAGAAATGGGAGGCAGACTTCCGACCAGAGTTGAGTTATTGGATTTATATGACAATCATTTTGAAGAAATAGAAAAATTAAAGGTATACGGCGACAACTTTTGGTCGGCTACTACGCACTCTAACGGTACCACTAACGCCTGGCGGGTGTACCTGGACCACGGCCTCCCGTACAGCCTTGCTAAGACAGACTCAGTTAACACCAGAGTCCGTTGCGTCCGCTAGTCTCCTGGCGACGATTTGATTATTTAACCCCTCCCCCCGGTTATCCGGGTGTGGAAGAAAATATGAGATGGTGTAAAAAACATAAATGCAAAATGGAAACTGATACAAACGGTTGGTATTGTTCTGAATGTAGAGAAGAAGAAGGGTATGGTTGTCAGACTTTTTATGTAAAATATTTTACCTCCTCATCTAAAGAGGGATAAATTAATATGAAATTTAGAAATGTTAACAATTACCTTTCTATAACTTGGCATAAGAGAGGAATGGTGACAATTTTATACCTTTGTAAATTTAGAGGCTGGAAATGGCAATATTGGTTTTTAAAAAACCTTTAACCCCCTCGGTGTAAGCCGGGGCGAATAATATGAAAAAAATAATTTCAACTGAAAAAATCCCAATTAAATTATGGCTTTCCGACATAGAGGACGGGGCTTTAAAACAGGCTAAAAACTTAGCCAACTTGCCTTTCGCGGTTAAACATATAGCCATAATGCCGGACTCCCATCAGGGATACGGAATGCCTATTGGTGGAGTTATGGCAACCAACGGGGTGATAATCCCTAATGCGGTAGGCGTTGATATTGGTTGCGGAATGTGTGCTGTTAAAACTTCTTTGACTGCAATAGATAGAGAAAACCTTAAAAAAATAATGGGAGAAATTAGAAATCAAATTCCTGTTGGGTTTAGTAAGCATAAAGAAATGCAAGATAATGATTTTATGCCTTTTGAAGAAAAAGGGTTATATCCCGAAAATAGTAATCTAATTATTTATCAAGAATATGAAAATGCGAGAAAGTCTTTAGGAACGCTCGGTGGAGGTAATCATTTTATTGAAATTCAAAAAGGAGACGATGGCCATATTTGGATAATGATTCACTCCGGTTCAAGAAACTTAGGTAAGCAGGTAGCCGATTATTATAATAAGCTTGCAGTTAAGTTGAATGATAAATGGTTTAGTGAAGTGCCTAAAAAATGGGAGTTGGCGTTTTTGCCGATAGACAGCGAAGAAGGACAGGCATATATCCGAGAAATGCAATATTGTGTTGATTTTGCTTTGGCTAACAGGAAATTGATGATGGATAGAATTATACAGATATTCGTTGATGAATTTAAAATTATTTTATATGACGAGAATAAATTTTCCGAGATGATAAACATAGCTCATAACTACGCCCAAATGGAAAATCATTTTGGAGAAAATATTATGGTTCACCGTAAGGGGGCAACGCTGGCGCGTGAAGATACGATTGGAATTATCCCCGGAAGCCAGGGAACAAAATCATATATCGTCAAAGGGAAAGGAAACCCGGAAAGTTTTAATTCTTGCTCTCACGGCGCTGGTAGAAAAATGGGAAGAAAAGACGCTGAACGCCGATTGAATTTAGAGGAAGAAATAAAAAAGCTAGATGACCAAGGAATATTGCACGCTATCCGGGGAAAGGGTGATTTAGATGAAGCCAGCGGAGCTTATAAAGATATTTCCGTAGTGATGGAAAATCAAAAAGATTTGGTTGACGTTCTAGTAAAATTGCAACCCTTGGCAGTAATTAAGGGTTAAATCCCTTAATACAGGGACAGATGTTTTGGTAGCATGCTAGGTTTGGAACCTAGTTGGCAAGGTTCGACTCCTTGGTCCCTGACAAAAAGGAGTGTGAAATTAAACCATTAGACCTGATTTATTTTAGCAAATAACCCCCAAAGGCCAGCTTAATGGCCGGTAAGAGAAATATATGAATATAACCGATGATCAAATAAGCCGCCCACGCCTGATTGCAATGATCGCAAAAATACTCGCCAGTCAAAATCCGTGCGTGGTTATCGGTTTTACCTATTTGAACGGTAAAGCGCTGGTCGTCGGCGATATTCCTACTCGCGTCGCGGTTAACGACAAATTCATCCAGCAGTTAGGTGAATACTTTAAGGAGGTGCTGGATAGTATGAAGATAGACAACGACAACTTACCAGAGCGCTTAAACCGCCTCCAGCGCAAGTGGGAAGGCGGCGTGGTCGGTAATATAATTAAAAACCCCGATGGCGGGGTGGAAGTTAAGTTTAACTAATGCAATGTCAGACAATAACAAAAGAGTAGAGGACGCGGCGAAAAATTCGGTTTCCTTGGCTAGATTTTTTCTGGAAGAAACGCCTAATTTGGTATTGGATAAGGCAGCCTTAAACGGCGGGCTGGGGCCGGCTGATTTTTATTATTATGAAAACGGAATATATAATTATCTCGGCGGAAAGGTATTTGACGAATGGATAATGCGCTTCTTGGTTAAATATAATATTACCCATATTTGGAAGGCAAACCGTCTGGCGGAGATCCAGCGCGCCATGGCCGCCCTAGGGATGCTTAAAGAGCTTGAATTTGACACTTATGACAACCTCGTGTGCCTTAAAAATGGCATATTAAACCTTGATACTTGGGAATTTATGCCCCACTCTAAGGATTTTGCCTTTAGGACGATGGTTGACGTGGACTATAACGCCAACGCGACAATAGAACAATGCCCGGAGTTTATTAATTTTTTAAAAGACTTATTTTTGGATGACGATGGAACTGCCGATCAGGAGACAATAAATAATATTATTCGCATCGGAGGCTATCTATTATACCCTCAGAATCGGCTGGAGCAGATGTTTTTATTCCTCGGCGAAGGATCAAATGGTAAGTCGCTTTTGATTGATACGTTTTGCATGTTTTTTTCTAAAAATAATATTTCTTATCTTGACTTAAATACCATTTCCACCACCTCATCATTAGAGCGCGAAAGGCTTATTGGATCGCGGATAAATATTACTACTGAAGCTAAGTCCAATAATGCCGATTCGGAAGTGATTAAAAAAATAATATCGTCTGAAGGAATAGAAATCCACCGCAAGTTTGCTAAAGCCGTTCCTTATAAGCCAATAACTAAGCTTGTAGTAGCCTCAAATACTAATCCATACTTTAACGATTCTACTCACGGCCTCTTTCGTCGGATATTTCCCATAACTTTTCCTAACCGTTTTGTTCCTCAAGATGAGTATGATTTAAAAAAGGGTAAGAAAAAAAGAATTTTTGTCGCCAAGGACGGCCAGAAATTGCGAAAAATTTTCCAAAAAGAAAAAACCGCCATACTAAACCTATTTTTATCAGGCTTAAAAAGCCTCCGGGCGAACGGCTGGCGGCTGGTCAAGAGCTTAAATAGCCTAACCACCATGGAAGACTATAAGGATGCCGCTGATACCGCCGCCCTGTTTTTAAAAGACCATTATGAGGAGAACGAGGCGGATAAGGACGGAATAATGGGCATTACCACCGAGGAAATCCTTGCCCATTACCGGTGCTGGTATAGGGAGAACGTGAGCGAGAAACCGCTCAACTATTCCTCCCCGGCCATTGGTCGGAAGATTAGGGAACTTTTTAGGGTGGAATCAAAAAGAATTTATCATACGAACGGGACGCGGAAAACAGTGTTTTCGTTAAAGCCAAAATCTTATGTCGAAGAAATCGCAAAGACCATGGGAGTTAATGGGGCTGTCCTTACAGGAGAGCCTGAAAATGAAGCGCCGGTTTATCAAAGGAAAATTGCGGGAATTAATGACTGAACTGGACAGGTGGATAGGATTTTATGCCGGGGCGCCAAAGAACAGTTTTTGGTATATTGACGGTGAAGTATCGATTATTAAAACCGGGTTGGAAAAATATCGCCGGAATTTATTTTGGATAGAGAAGACTATTAAGCGGTGCGAGAATAACGAGATTGTCGTTGATAACAGTTTTGACGTTGATGAGATAAAGGCGCGTGTGGACGTTTCGCGCCTGCTGGGGATAAAACCGGATCAGAGGGGGACAGGAAAGGAGTTTTATAAATGTCCCCTGCATAATGAAAAAACCGCGTCGTTTGTGTGGAATACTGAAGAGAAATATTATTGTTGCTTCGGTTGTCAGGAAAAGGGTGATATTATAAATCTTTATCAAAAATTATATAAATGCGATTTCGTGACGGCTTGTCGCGAATTGCAGTATATTTAAAATTATGGACTGGACAGGAAATAAAAAATCAATGAATGTTGAAATTCTAAAAAAGGCAATAAAATATTTGACGAGATGACCGGAAGCGCGGTTTGTTACGCCTGGTATGTTTGGGTAAAAGGTTTTACCGGCGATCCGATTATTAAGTGGATTAACTGACTTGTGGATAACTTTTTCAACTATTCTAATATTAGCTTAAATTAAATCATTTGACTATATATTCAATTTGATATACAATAAATTATGGATAACAAATATCTAGTGGAGAAAATTTGCATAGAGTGCGAGGCGAAATTCCTCGTGAGAACCCAGCACGTAAAAAAACAAGTGCGCTGCAAAGACTGTCAGGCGTATTACGTTCACGTTAAATTGATGGCGCTTCAACGCAAAAGAAGAGAAAAGCTAAAATAAATTCCTTCCTTATCCTCCGAGCCGAAGACAGACGAAGGGCGTGATAAGGATGGAATACAATTATTTAATAAATTAACGATAAAACACTATGGGACTAACAGCACGGGAACCCAAAACTTACGCCACCATTATAAGCGATGGCACAATCAGGGTTAAAACATCAGAGTCCGATCCAAAAGCGGTAAAAAGACACTTCAAACTTTCGGACGGCACTGAGGGTGATAAGTGGGAGCAGGTTTATCATGAACTATCCGGAAAAATTGCCGGGATATTGTTCGTTGGAGGCAATTACGGCAAGACGCTGAATATTACGGTTAATGACGGCGAAGACATAATTTTGCAGATGAGTATGCAATCTAATTACGCTGAGGATGTAATGAAAAAACTGCCATCCCTTGATTTAACCCAGCCGGTAACGTTTAAGCCATACAGTTTTGAGGACAGCAAAAAGAAGCTCCGGCGCGGCATTTCCGTCATTCAGGGTGAAGTAAAAATTAAGAGCTTTTTTCATGACGAAAAAAACAACCCGATTAATGATTTCCCGGCCTTTACTGGCGATCCGAAAGATAAAGAGGATTGGAAGATTTATTTTCTCACCACCCGGAAGTTTTTACAGAAATTCATTGAGGACAACATCCAGCCCATGTTTCTTTTGGGGACGATAAATTCGGTAACAGAGGCTGAACCGTCGTTAGTGGATGATGACGTGGCCGTGCCAGGTGATCCGTTTTAAGATTAGTTTCAGACGCCGAGCCTTTTAGCCTCCAGGACTAGAGGGCTTGCGTATTAAACTAAATATATGATTATAAAATCAATTTCACTAACCAAAAGCAAGACCGTGGGACTCGTGTCCCAGGGCGGCAAGAGCCATTTTAAAAAGATAACCATTACCGCTTCGGCGGAGATTGAAAAGGACGACGATCCAAACAAGGCTTACGAGGATTTGTCGGCTTATTTAGAATCTCGTTTTTTATACGAGAAAAATTTAAAATAATTGTTATGCCGAAAGGAGTGCCGAAAAATGGAGTAAATAAAGGATGGTTTAAAAAGGGAAACATTCCGTGGTGTCAAGGGAAAAAAAGACCAGATATTAGCTTAAGACAAATTGGTGCGGGAAATCACATGTTTGGTAAAACTTCATGGAGTAAAGGGTTGACTGGAATATTCAAACATTCTAAAGAAACGAAAATAAGAATGAGCAAAGTTCACAAAGGATTAAATACTTGGATGAAGGGTAAAAAATTATCAGAAGAAACGAAAAGAAAAATAGGGCTATCTAGTAAGGGTAGAAAAGTGTCAATGGAATCAAGGAAAAAAAATAGTTTGTCGAAAACTGGAAGTAAAAATCCAATGTGGAAAGGGGGAATTACTCCTAATCATAAAAAAATAAGAAATTTATTTGAAATAAAATTATGGCGTGATGCGGTATTAGCCAGAGATAATTATCTTTGTCAGAAGTGTAACATTGGAAGTGATAAATTAAATGCTCATCATATCAAAAATTTTATCAAATTTTTGGAATTGAGGACGTCTATAGAGAATGGAATTACCTTGTGTGAAAAATGTCATATAAAATTCCATAAGATATACGGAAAAACAAATAACACTAAAGAACAAATAGATGATTTTATAATTAATGTAAGATAAATTTTATGAAGATTATTAATGCTATTATTCAGAATTATAAATGTATTAGACGCGTTGAAATTTTCCCTTCGGGGAACATGACGGTAATCTCCGGCAATAACGCTTCCGGCAAGTCATCGGCCATTGAAGCGATAGTCAGCACCTTGGCCGGCAAAAATAAGGAAACCAAGGTTCCCGTAAGGCTGGGTGAGAATGGGTCAATTATAGAGATAGAGCTTGATGACCTGAAAATAGTCCGCACGATCGGCACTGACGGTAAAGATCAGCTTACCGTTTATGATAAAAACGGTTTCGTGGCTAAGCGGCCGCGCACCCGGCTAGATGAGCTGATTGATAAGCGCAAATTTGACGTAATGACCTTTATCTCTGGCACTCCAAAAGACCAGCGCGCCCTGCTTTTAGACTTGGCTGGAATTTCTTTCGGGGAAATTGATTCGCGGAAAAATAAGATTTATGAGGACAGAACTGTTATCGGCCGGGAGCGCGACAGCTTAAAGGGCCAGCTGGATGGGTTAAAAGAGGTGGTAGGGGCGCCGGACAAGATCATTAACACCCAAGAGCTTATTAATCAAGTAAAAGAGAATAACGAATATAACGCCGGAATCCGTTCCAGCCAGCTCATGTTGCAAACCCAAAAAGATAAGCGCAATATGCTGGAAATGGACATTAAGCAGCTGGAGGATAAATTGAACATGATGAAGGCTCAAATGGAAGGATTGGACGCCAACATCGCGCAAATGGAAGCTAAGGCCAATGACTTAACGCCAAAAGACAATACCGCCTTGGAAAATCAGCTTAAAAATGCTGAGGAATTAAATAACGCCTATCGGCAAAAGGTGAAGCGGGAAGAAGCGCTAAATGCTTTTAACGCCAAATTAAAAGAATATAGCGACAAGACTGCCGAATACGAAACCGCGGAAAAAGAGAAAATTACTATGTTAAAGGAAGCTAAATTTCCGATTGACGGTTTATCGGTCTCGGACGACGGGGTGTTGTATAACGGCTTGCCCTTAGAGCAGGAAAGCCACTCCAATCGGATTAAGGTGGCATTATCAATTGCGATTACCATGCCTTCGGAGCTTAGGACGATAGTCTTGGATGATGGCGAAACGATCGATGATGGTAATATGAAAGTAATTGACGAATGGGCGATAGCCAATGAATATCAAATAATTATGGCGCGCCGGAGCGATCCAGGGGAAAATGTAATTACTATTAAGGAAGGAAAAATATGCAAGTAGATTTAACTAATTATCATAGTTTGGGAAATCGTTTCTTAACCAATTCAAGGATTGGTGACTGGCTAAAATGCAAGCGTTTTTTCTTTGAGCGCCATATCTCCGGTCAGCGTTCGGGTATTGTGATGACTGACGCTCTTCGCGTGGGAAGTGCGGTCGACACCTTTATGTTTTTCGGCGAAGAGGCGTTTGCCAATAAGTTTGTAGCCGCGAAAAGAAGGAACCTTAAAAATCCCCTGTTAAATGTGATTGAGCTTACTGAAAAGCAGTTCCAAGACGTGTTTGATATGTGCGAGGTGCTGTTAAGACAGCCCGCCGTTAAAGACTTGGCTCTATACGATCGCCAAACCATTATGACCGCGGATATGCCGATAGGGAATCATTTTTGCGGGCTTGCGTGTATTCCTGACTGGATCAAGATTGATGGTGATACCTGTTATATAGTTGACCTAAAGACCGCCTATGACCCGTCGGAGCATAAATATCACTACAAGTGCCTTGACCTTGGATATTACCGGCAGTTCGCCGTGATGAAGCTGGTAGTTGAAGCTAATCACCCGGAAGTAAAGAAATTCACCTACCGCCACGTGGGAGTAGAGAAAGACAAGGATTCTATTTTTAATCCGTTCGCTTTTTACCTGGCCAATGAACAAGTTGATTTCTTCGCCAATCAGATCGTAAACGAAATCGTGCCAGCCATAGCCGAGGAAAAAGATTTCTTGCCTAACGAGGTGTCGTGGGATAAAGCGCCGACGATAGGAAATATTGAAGATGATTTTTAAATATATGACTAAAAAAACAATTGCTAGAAAATTAAGGACGCAAGCGGAAATTAAGCACAAGGTTCCGATTTTTCAAACTAAAAATTGGAATAAAAGGGCTAAGTTAATTCAAATTAAAGTTAAAAATAAAATAGAAAAAGCAAAAAAAAGGAAAATTGAAAGATTAAAAAAATTGAAAAATATTCCTAAAAGTATTAAGAAACGATTGTCAACAGCCGAAAAAAGTCATTTAAAAAAAGTTGCCAAAAGGAAAAGTTTTTTGAATAAAATAAAAACACTGTCTTAATCCGCTAAAAATTCCGAGGAGCTTCCTTAGTAAAGGAGTGGGAAATAATTAGGCGGACAAGACGGGTTTAAATACAATATCCGGGGAGGGAGTGGTTTACAAACAAGCATAGGGAACTTTCTTTCTCCGCTTCTTTCCCCGGATGAATGTATATGAGTTTTAATATGAAACACTTAGACCTATTTAGCGGCATCGGCGGCTTTGCTTTAGCTTTAGAAAAAGTATATGGAAATAATAATGTGGGGAGGGTTGCAAGCCCATCAGACACCGAGGATGGACGGAATATGCCCCTGCCTGAATCAAGCGATGGGAATGGGCGGACTAAGTATGGATTAGGAAAAGATTTAAATTGGCAAAGACCAGATAGCCACGATTTATCCAAAGCTAATTATGAAAAAATAGAAATCTCTGACTCCCAGCGTTACAAGCTATGCGGAAACGGTGTCGTCGTTAATGTAGTTGAAGAAATAATTAAGAATGTAATATGCAACTCCGAGATCACCAACTAAAAATCTTCAATGAGAACCCGACGAATACGGGGTTGTTTCTTGAGATGCGTGTGGGTAAATCACCTTTGGCTATACGTTTAGCGGCTAAAAACTGTATCTCCTGCCTCTGCATAGTCCCAAAGCCCTTGTTAGAACAATGGCGCGAATACATCAAGCTCTGGGATGACAAGGGAATAATGTGGGAGGTAATAGGCAAGGAGCAGTTTAGGATTAACTATAAAGATATACAATCTTACGATGGTCTGATTATAGATGAAGTCCATAGACAGGGCGGAAACTATAAGTCAAAGTTCTTTAAAGCAGTGATGGCCTATAAGAAAAGATACGCAGTTAATAAGCTGTGGATTTTATCAGGAACTCCTTTCTCAAATAATTCTTTCTCGGTATATTCATTAGCTTTGTTGTTAGGTCGTCAATTAAATTGGTGGGACTGGCGTAATAGATATTTTAATATGATTCGTATGGGCGTTCGCCTTATCCCTATTCAGAAAACAGGGATAGAGAAAGAGATGGCTCAATGGATTAAATCGCTTGGTTATGTTTTAAAGCTGTCGGACGTTGGCGAGGTTCCGGATGATGAGTATATTAATGAGTATTTTGATCTTAATGGATTACAGAAAGATTTAATTAAAAATAGTTTTGACCCTTTGCCCGTGGTTCGCTTTACAAGATACCATCAGATAGAAAGCGGTTGCCTTAAAAGCGATGGCTATGCCGCCCCGGTTATTGTTCAATGCCAGAAGACCGATAGGATATTGGAATTAGCAGAAGAGAACGACAAGTTGGCGATTGTTTGTAGGTATAATTTGCAAATAGAAAATTACAAGCAGACACTTGAGGAAAATGGTTATCGAGTTCTGGTTATAAACGGCGCCACTAAGGACAGGAACGAAGTCATCAAGCAAATTGACCTTTTAGGAAAATGTATTGTCTTGATCCAGAGTCAATGCTCGGATGGCTACTCACTAAAAAGTATTGGAGTAATGGTCTTCGCCAGTATGTCGTTCTCATTCGTCGATTATAAACAGATGACTTACAGGGTAAAAGACATGGATAAGAAGACCGGCAATACTTATATTCACCTTTTAACCAGAGATAAGGGTTCGGTAGATCAAGGGGTATTCGATAGTGTTAAAAAGAAAGAAGATTTTAACATTGAGATATTTAAAAAGTAACAAATCTATGAAATTAAACATCGGTACAGTTCAATTACCCATAAGCGCGGCCACCAAAACCTTTGCCATCTTGGCCAAGCGCGGGGCTGGCAAGACCTATACCGGCGCGGTAATGGCCGAAGAATTTTATAAAAACAATATTCCGTTCGTGGTCTTTGACCCGATTGATGTTTGGTGGGGTTTGCGCTTCAACAAAAATGGCAAGGATAAAGGCCTGCCGGTAGTAGTTTTTGGCTTGGAACACGCAGACATTAAGCTTGACCGGGATATGGGCAGACGCATTGCGCAGGCGGTCGTTCGTGAAAATGTTTCTGTGGTCATCTCCACTTTTGGCCTTCCGAAAGTCGCCCAGCGTCATTTGATTGCGGAATTTTCCGAAGAGCTTCTAAACATCAATAATACCCCCAGACATATCTTTGTTGAGGAAGCGCACGAATTCGTTCCGCAACGGGTTCAGGGCGCAATGGGCAAAGTATTTAGTGCGGTTGAAGCCTTAGTAGTTATGGGCCGGAATAGGGGGATCGGCGTCACGCTGATTAATCAGAGGGCGGCCACAGTCAATAAAGATGTCTTAACCCAACTGGACACGCTTCTGGCTTTCAGAAATGTCAGTCCCCAAGACCGCAAGGCTTTGAAAGAATGGGTTGAGGCTCATTCGGCCGAAGGGGATTTTGATAAATTTATGGATTCGTTGCCTACCTTGCCGACTGGCGAAGGTTGGATATGGTCGCCCGAATTTATGGGAGTGTTTGAAAAAATCAAGATTCGCAGGCGAGAAACTTTTCATCCGGATAGAGAAAAATTGGGCAATAAATTTGAGATGCCGAAGCTTGAGCAAATTGACATTCAGTCGTTTATTGAAAAATTTTCCAAGGAGGCACCTAAAGAAAAATCAGAATTAAAAGAAACTGCTAAAACTATCAAACCAGAGCCAGCCCCTCACATTGAAATTATTAATATGCGTAATGAATACGAGAGTCAATTAATTCAAAAAGATACTCGTATAAGGCAGTTGGAAGCGATTATCGCTAATGGGGTAAAAGCTTTAGGAGGTGGTCAGGGTCAAACCATTTCGGCAATGCCAATATCTAACGACGCAGTTTCTCTTTGGCAATCAAAACTTGGAGGCGGATTAGCCGGTAGAGCTTTTAAGTTTATTTCAGAAAATCCAACGCGGCAATTTACGCGCGAACAGATTTGCCTGGCAATCGGCGTGCCATCAAAGGCTGGACACACTTCCAATGAATTTGGAAAGCTTATGAGAACTGGTGCTGTGGTGAGAAACGGACACTTATATCAGCTTAATACAAATTTATGAAAGAAAAAGACCTCCAATGCCTTTTTAGAAACTGGCTCAAAGCCAACTGGCGCCAAAGCGCCGCCTTCGAGCTTAAAATCTGCAAGACGGATAGGTTCAATTTGAAGTGTATTGCCGAACATCAGTTAGCTAATTTAGAGTTAGCCAATAGGGGGTTATTCTTTTGGAAGCTGGCCGATCTTGGGTTGCAAAATGCTTTCGATTGCTTTACTCTTTCTCAGGTTCCGGCCTATGTGGTAATCTTTTTTTACAAGCCAAGGCAACCTAAGAAATTTTATATGATTAAAATTGATACAATATTAATAGCTAAGCGTAAAGGTTATAAGAGTATAACCGAAAAACAAGCTGAATATCTCGCCGAATTAACAGGCGAGTTAAAGTAAAATATATGCTAACAAAATACGAAATGATTAGCCGTTTGTCTGAGCAATCCGGCGTTTCAAGGAGGTATGTCAGGGACATAGTAGAGATCCTGCCTGATTTGATATTGGAAGAGGTAAAGTCCGGTAAAAAATTCAGGATCATCGGAGTAGTTGATATTTTCATGAGAAAAAGAAACGGCCGGAAGATGTTTAACTGCAAAAAAAGGGAAATGATGGACGTTAACAGTATAATGGTTCCAAAATTCAAGGCTGGATTCAGGTTAAAACGCGAATTAAAAGAGATGATGGGAGGTGAGGCTAAATGAACCAAATTCTTAAAACAACTTGGGAAATTATTAGATTTTTATTCGGTTTCATGGCAACTCTTATTTTTTTCTACGCCATTATTTCCCTATTAAAAAGCTGAAAAAGGATTTTCTTCTTCACTTGAAGTTGGAGTAGCAGATTGTTGTTCTTCAATGTTATCCGCTTCATTCCCCTTTTCAATCAATTTTTTAAGAGCCGTTCCAACGCTTGCGTTATACAGACCGGCTTCTTTTAATTGCTTAATGAAGTCAACTACTTTAGTCTGGACATCCTCGTCGGTTTCCGCTATTATCATCCTGCCATAAATAATATCGGCAATATCACTTGGCGAATCCTTGAAATAATAAATAGGTTGTATAGTTGATTGGACATACATAGCTTGCTTTTTAAGCATATTTACAAAAGTATTACGCAAGGCTTTGTTCTCTGATAATTTTTTTGCAATGGCGTTTGATTCTTCATCAGTTTTAGCCTTGTCAAAATCATCCATCAGTTTGACAGCTTCTTTTTTTATAGCGTCAGTGTCTTGTTTTAATAAATTGTTTATTTGCAACTGCTCCCGGCGATAGTTAAAAATATCATTATACTCATCTTTATTTTTAGTAATGTCATAAGGAGTAAATAAGTTATATCCCTCTCTCTTTGATTCTTCTCCGGTCGGAGTTTTGTAGCTCTCCAAATTTTGAGACATAAAAGGAATATCCCGTTCAATCGCTTCAATAAATCCATCAGCTTTTCTATATACCGGATCAACAATAGTGGAAATCCATCTCATCATTCCATTCCACGGAATAGCTTGTCCTGCGGTAAAAGCTCCTGATTTAACCATTTCTCTAAGTTTATTTTCCTCGGAGTTAATAGCCGTTACCATGGATCCCAGGGACTCCATGAACGTCTGATTGGTAAAAAGTTCAAAAGCTCCATAAAGAGTGCGAAGTCCTTTTTCAAATTGGGTATCGGTTAGGGATGTTTTACTTTCGTCTTGGTAATATTTAAAAGCGGCCGGTAAAGCGATAGACAGTCCGGCCGGGCCGAAGTATTGCATTGGAACCCATTTATCGCCGATTTTTATTGAATACGGCTTCTTGCCTTGGGCGTAGAATAAGTCCCTTAATTCTGGATCATTGGGTATTCCCCAAGTAGTTCTATCTTCCATGGCTAAACTGGCTCCATAGGCGGTAACGGAACTGCCAATAAGCATTTTGGCGATTTGCTCTGATTTTCTTGCATTTCCCGGCAATGTTGCTAATCCGGCTGGGCTGTATTCTATCCATTGCTTAGCGATGTTCATCGGAGTTTTTAGAAACAACACGAACCATCCGGCTCCGGGGAATTTTTTTCTCATTCCATCAACCGCGGCAGTGGCTTTGTCAACCTTGGATAATAACCAACCTTGTCCGCTCTTACCGGTTTCGTCTATCCCTGTCCTAAATAACGAATAAGCCGCGATTCCCTCCGCTTCCTTGGCTGATTTTCCGGCCGCCATTTCTCCTCCGGCGATAAGCCTGGTTAAAAACCTGTCCGTTGCTTCAAGCGCCAATGTCGGAACCCTAAAAATTTTTGGGAGTTTGCCGGTTGGTATTTTTTTTAAATCCTGTTGACCAATATTTATTTTACCGGTAAAAACATCCTTAAAATCGCTAGCCGCTTGGCCGATATTTTCCGCCAATCCCTTATAATATAGGGGGAGTTCTTTAAATTTTGTTTGCCCTCCAATCAATGCGTCAACCAATTTTGTCGCCGGACGGGTTATAAAAGTCTGAACGATATTAGAAAATAGGTTTCTTTCAAAAGTCCTGGGATTAGATAAGACATTGTTATACCGAAATTCTTGCAAGACATCAGTAAAACTTGGCTTTTCAAATTCCCTAAATAGTTTTTCTACTGCCTCGGAATCGGTCGGATCTATTTGCGCCGCTTTCTTTGCCAGTTCATCGCTGTCATTTCCAAGTTTTGATAGCTTGGCAATAACTTTATCAAGATAGTTGCCTTCTTCTCCACTTACATCATAGCGAAAAGAACGAAGACTCCTGCCCTTGTCAGCCGCCTCGGATGATAATATCTTCCATAAATCAGCCTGTTCTTTAATGAGCTTTTCTCTTGTCGCAGTGTCTTTAATCTTCGGCAAAGCCTCGGTAATCTCCACCACCCTTTGCCTAGTATTGGTCAGCTTCTCGGCAAAAGCCACTGTCTCTTCGCGCGGAATAGCTTTTTGTAATATATCGGCGTTTTTCATGCCCTCTGCTATTTCCGCTTCTGTTACTGGCGATCCTTTGACTTTTTCCAGCTCTCCTTTTACCGCATTAATACTTTCTTCTGCTTGTTTTCTCGCGTCGCCTTTCAATCCGAGACGGTCAAGATTAATATTAAAGGCATATTTTTCACTTGGCTTTTCTCCCACTTTCCCAGGCAACTTTGCAAACCCAGCCTGATTATTTTTAATTTCCTTTGATAATAATTCAGCTTCTTTGAGAGATACTTTTACCCCTGATTTTAAATCATTATAAATAACTTTAGCAACAGGCGATAATTTCTTTGCCAACACCGCCGCCCCTTCAAACCCTACGCCAATGGCTAAATCTTTTAACGCCCTCTCATACCTTGCCTCTTCACCCGGCTCGTAATCTATTTGTCCCAAAGCCACGAATGATCCGATATTGGCCGCCATCTTAGCCGCCTGTGGTAGTTCCTTAATGGAATTATATAAAGTCGCCACAGCCTTATCGGTAGCTGCTTCTTTTAACATTCTTGAAGAACTATAATTTACCAATTCACTGATACTTCCTAAAAGTTGTTTTTTAAATGGGATGCTGTTTGTCTTGGCGCTGATTTCAGTTATTGCCCTGACCTGTCCTTCCAGCGTGGCTGGCGCGACGGTTTTTACTTTTCTTAACAGACTGGCAATCTCCGGTAATTTATTATAATCAGCTTTCATGGCCGCGTCTTCAAAGATGTGCTGGGTTACTCCGGGTTTTAAGACTATTTTAGTCTTGGCAAGCGGCGAAAGAATGGAAGTCATTGCCTTATCCAAAAGAGCAAACTTAATAAAATCTCCGGTTACCTCTCCGCCTCCAACTGCGATTTTTTCTTCTTTAGTTTTAGGCGTTACCGCAAGAAGTTCTTTTGTCTTTTCGTATCCGGCTGTAGTTCCTTTTTTTATATCCTTTAATTTATCAATGCCAAAAGTCGGAGAAGTCTTATTGATTGCTTCTAAAACATTAACGGCTGATTTACCGAGGCTGGTTGCCGTTCCCTTCCACCAGTCGGCACTGCTTTTTAAATAATCAGTATCTTTTACCGCTTCTTTTAAATACGGCAGGCTTTCTTTGGTTTTTTTAACCTCTGATTTGGCCGTAGTTTTTATGGCACTACCGATAGCTTTAGCTTCCGTCTTTAAAATTTCTCCGGTGGAAGGAGCTTTAAAAAAAGTATTGATTTCCTTTTGATTAATACCACGTTCAATCAATCGCTGATTCAAAGCCGGATCAATATTTTTATCCGGCTTATTCTCATCGTCAATCTCAACAAAATCCTTAATGAAATTCGTTGCGCTTTTGAATATATTTATTGGCATAAAATTTAATCTACCGGTATTTCTATGGTTTTGCCTGACGGATTAGTCATTTTAATAGTTCCTCCGCCTTTTGGAACTTGTCCAGTTATGACTTGTCTGGCTCTCGGATCATTAGGATTTAACCTATTTTTAATGACATCCAAAAGCTGATTAGTCTTGCCTGGATTTTTGATGCCATATTCTGCCACCTCGTTAATAGCAATATCAGTATTATAATATCCATCTCCGCCCATACTGGATTGCAATCTTGACATGGCATCAGCTAAATCAGCTTTTTGTTTATCATTCATAACGATTGAGATATTAGCGGCTTGAGCTTTGGATTTTCCGATTTTTCCTAACGAGTGCTGGCTTAATATTTCTCCAGTATCTTGATTATATCTGGTAACGCTTACGACTCCCTTATCATCTGTAGCTTCAACCGATTTAATATTTGGATCATCAGAGGATAGTCCAGTAATACTATATTCCGTCCCTGTCACTGGATCGGTCAACGTCTGAGTAGTTCCAACTGGCAGAGTCTTCATTAATGCGACAATGTCGCTTCCCTTGAAAAATGGATCAACAGATTCTTTATTAATCCCTGTAAATTCAATACCGTTCAGGGTCATAGTTTCTCCTGCCGGAACATCTTTAATAATTGAAAACATTTTTAACGCTTGGTCAAGCCCAAAAGTTGTTTCCGCCCTGTCTTCGGCCTTCCCCGCCCTTACCTCTTCATTGTAAGCGTTAATGGCGCTTAACTTCTTGGCGGATAAATCTATGCTATCCTGGTGCGACTGACGAGCTACGTCGTAGAGCTTGGAGGCAATATCAAAATCTTCTTTCTTGCCAGTAGTGATAGCCAGCCTGGCGGCCGACTTAGCTTGCAATATCGCTTGCTCCTTAACCGCCCTTATCTTTGATATGTTTGCGTCATAAACGCTCTTAATGCGCTCCAGCTCGCCTCCAGCGCCGTAAAATGTTCCTCCTTGGGTGGGTGTCAGGGCGGCCGCGCCTGCAAATTGGGTATTCATAAGGCCGCCGCGTTCTCCAGCCCCCACTAACGCCTTAGGAAGACCAGAACGCTTGGCTTCCTCAGCCTCGGTGATGAGCGGATCATATTGCAATCCGGCTTGCTTGCCAGCCTCGTCAATGGCTGTTAAATCATTGTCTGAAAAAGAGTTGATGGATTGCCTAGCGTTTTCCAAGTTGGTATAGGCGGTTGCCATGTCAGCTGATGTGGCTGGCTGGTTAATGATATTTTCCACCTGCTGTCCAAGATTTCCAAGGATTGAACTGTCAGTCCTTATTGTTTCCGCTGTGCCGCTTGACGGGCTGGCATCAGAGCCGGTAATGGCGGGGAGATTTAATCCTCTTAAAGACTCACTGCTAAATACATCTTGGCCAACGGGATTAAAACCTTGTGAAGCCAAATCGCTTCCATATTTACTAAATAGATCGCCTCCCACGCCGATTATTTTTCTCGTAGTCGGATTTTGAAGATATTGAAAATTACCGCCCAAGTTCTTGTCCGCGTATTTGGCAAAAGTCTGCGTTCCGTTATCATCTATCGTTACGCCATTGTTGTCCACTGTTAGTTTAGCCATAATATTATAAAGTTATTTATTACTGAAATGACTGGTAAAGCGTGCGTTTCGCCGGGTCGCTGTATGCCCTTGCCTTTAATCCGAAGCTGGTAATTTCCCATTGTTGATTGTCTCCGTCAGAAGCGAAATCCACCTGGGCGTTATAGAACGGACTAGCCCTGAAACTTTTTCCTGTATAGATTCTAAACTTCTTTTTTCCGCTTAAATCTTCATTAGATCCGAAGCGCTCATAGCCGAAAGCTGACAGCCCCATGGTATTATAATCCTCGCTATTATATATCAATGCCGAGTTAGTGCCTAAGATATTAGTAGTGAACTTTTGCGTGTAGCCGTCCTCATCAAGTAAAAGGCTCACGGTCAGGGTGGTGTTAGGCGCGATATACCCCTCAATAAACATGTCAGTAATTTCCTTTTGAGCCTGGGGCAGTCCGAAGTTATATTGCTTAGAGCGCCAGTTGGCCGTTACTTCAAAATCGTTATCCAATGGCGTATCATTTACGAGATAAGTATTCGGAGATATGTCATCGCCAAAATACAATTCTTCAGATGTTCCGTTATCATAAACCGTAAAATCATTAGCATTAAAACCGACGACCGGCGAGTCCCAAATCTTCTGCTTGATATTCCAAACCAGTATCGTGTCGTTAAAGCCAGCGCTAGATGACGACTTGGCTGAGAAATAGGCTTTGTCGCGAAAGACTATGCCAGAAGCGGCAGAGAAGTCCATGTCTTTAACCGTCGGCTGGATGATATTGGATATGGGGATAGACTGTGGATAATCAACACCTTCCACCCGTGATAACTCCATAATCTGCTTATCCGGGGTGATGAAATACACGGCGTTCCCCCCGGTAAATGTTCCCTTGTTGGTTATTGACCCGGTGGTTTGCCCCTTGCCGTCAAAAGGTTTTAGGGGGGTAAGGGTATAGAGCGCGTCGGTTAATGTCGCCCGGTAAATGATTGATTTTTTAAAAATATAAATGGCGTTTTCGTCCTGCGCCATGCCGGTTACGCCTCCTCCGCCCTCTCCTAAGTTAAAAATACCGGCCGCGTCGGCGGTAGAGTCGGAAACCAAAGTATCTAAAAATGTTGCGGCATTGCCGTAAGTTGAAAACCAGACGGCCTGGGTGGATGAGGCCACGCCGGATATAAAGAGGCGGTTATTGGCAGTTAAGTAAATATTACCCTTGGGGTGGGTGGCGTATTCATCAGTCGCTTGCGCTACGCCTCTATCTGTGGCGCAAGTCGGAGGAGTTGAGCTTAGTATAAAAGTAGTAGCGGTCTTAGAAGTATAAGTCCGCTCCACTCCGCATAATATTATGTCGCCGGTGGCGGAAAAGTCGGCGGTGTCTATAACCATGAGGGTCGTGGATGTGGCCTCTCCATTGGTCAGCGTATGAGCGCCATTCCAGCGCATGGCGCTATCTGTGGCGTTGCCGAAGTGGGTGTAGGAGTGGAGATCGGTATTGATATTAAAATCGGCAAAGCCAAAGGACTGGTCGGTAGTCAGTCCGGTTTTTAAATATTCCCAAGTGTCATTGCCTTCCTCGTAATATTCAACGAATGTGTCGTAAGCCCTCATCATGACATTCTCGCCACTCCGCTTTCTGAACGTATGAAGCGAGTTGATATTATCTTCGGTGCTTGAAGCTGTACCGACCGGGAATAGCTCATAGCCTAGATTGCGGATGGAAATCCGGTCGCCGTCGTTCGCGGTGGTGTTCTGACCCCGGCCGTTAGCGCCGTTCGGGAGCTTGGTTTCGTCCAGCTTGGTCTGATAGCCCTGGAAGCTATCAATGACCGTCCACTGAGCGTCCGGGTAAGCCTCTCCCAAAATAGGATTAGTTCCTAATATATTATTATCAGGCACTGACAAAGCAATACCGAGACAAGCTATTATGCCGGTAATTGCAAGATAAGCGATTAAGACTTTGTTTAATTTACCTTTCATATAAATTGCTGGTTATTGGATCATTATCAAAACGATAGCGCATGGTGGTCGGCACAGGAACCATGTTTGGATATTTAGAATCAAAAGCGTCCCAGGCTTCTTTCTTCTTGCGCATGACGTAAGAGAATAGGTTGACGTTATTTATGCCGACTAAAAGCCGCTCCATACTTTCAAAGAGAATTACGTCAATCCATTCCTGATCGCCGATTAAGCTGTCGGCGGTATTGTAATCGCTTGAACGGTAGAACTTTTCCTGATCCGCGGCGCTTGAACCGCTTGCCATAACGACATAGCGGGAGTAATACCAGTAATCAAAGAGCTTCCATTCTCTTAGGTTGGCGGTGTCTAAGTAATAAACCCCGGTGGCGGCCGCGTTTAAAATTATCTTTTCCGAGGCTATGCTCGCGCTATTAAATGTTCCGATTTCGGTTGCCTCATTCAAGTTATGAGCGATTAAATTCCAACTATCGGCTTTGAACGCCTGGCCGGAGAATTGGGCGGTAACGACGGTTTTAATATAATTAGAGTCGTCAGTCTGGAGCCTAATTTCTATTGAAGTTGGAACAGCGTCAAGGTATATCCAGCGGAAATGATATTTGTTTTTGTAGAGTGAATCGTTTTGAGCCGTGGTGAAAGTATTTTTAATAGTGGCGACGGCGGTTGAACTCGTAATTACTACCCTGATACTGCCGTTTCCCTCTTTATAATTTACCGTATCTTCGGAAACGCTTACCGCGTCATCAGAAGCGGCATAATTGTCGCTATCCTCGGCGTTATCAAGCTCTATGCTCTCTAGCCCCAAATCTTTATAATCAACGCCGAGCATGGGCGTTCCAGCGTCCCAGATTTCAGCTAAGAGGTTGCGGTTGGACATTACGTCCTGGTAAAACTGCTTGGGAGTGGTGTTAAAAAAGCGGGCGGTAGAAGCGTAGTTTTCAATATTAGTCGGCTCTAAGAACATAAGCTCGTCGTGATCGGAGGCAACTGGATATTCTTTCACTCCGTTAAAAACTTTAAGCGAGCCTTTCTTGACGCACCACGGAAAGACTGACTCGCGCCTAAGCGCGCGAATCGCTCCGTCTATAGCCTTAACCTTGTATTGTTCTTCAAGGTTATCAATATCTTTCTCGCGGTTCATTTCTTCCAAGAGTTCGGCGAGTGTTGTTGTTTGCATATATTATTTTACTTAATTATTAACATCCTTTATCCGCGGGATATAAGTCCCGCGAGGAAAGGAGGCTATTCGTATATAATATAATTAACAGTCGCGGCGACAGATTGGTTATTAGTTCCGGAATCTGTATTATTCACCCTAGAAATAAATCCGTCATTAGCGATAGTTGGAATAGAAAGGGTTGAATAATTACCAACGCCATCAGTAGGAGCAACTGGTGTAAAGGTTATATGGTTATCAATTGTCAATCCGGTTATTGCGGTTCCATCTCGTGTTCCAGTAACAGTTATGGCACTAACTAACACTCCGTCTTTCCATGTAGCTGTTCCTTTGGATGGGTAGGCGGTTCCAGCTACATCATATTCAAGTTCATAATATCCGACAATCACAGTCGGTCTAAAACCTACCGTAACAATTTCGTCATCATTAGCTCCGTCAGCGGCGGTATGACTTACCGAAGCGGTGGCAACTTTTTTACCCCTACTAATAACTAATTTGGTTGCGGTTATGGCGGTTCCTATAGGGATTATTGTTGTTCCCGGGGTAGTTGAAATTGTCCCGACCGTATCTGAAACATAATAATTCGTACCCGGGGTAAGACCCGTAAATCCAGCGAGTATTCCGCTGGTAATAACTACCGGGGTTTCCCCCGACGAGTAAGACTGATTTATAAAACCATAAAAATTAGTTTTTGATACGTCATTAGCATCGGCCTTATAAATAAGTCCGGTAGTGGTGGCAATCGCCACCGGCTGAGGAGTCGTAATTCCGTTTATTGCCTCTCCCGTAGTGGTGGCATTATTTGAATTAATGCCATTTATTATTAATCCGTTAAAAGTTGTAGTGGCGGTAAATGTATTCGCCCCTGAATGAGTTTCTGTTCCAGAGTTGGTATTATCACCGCTCCAAGTATAATCTTCAGTTAAATCTAAAAAGCTCTGGTCTAGTTTTCCATCCTGATCGGTTACTGGTATTTTGTTGTATTGCTGATTAACGTTATAAAACGTGGCAAATATCATGTCGCTTCCTGATATGGCGGTAAATGAAGTCCCGCTGTTGGTGGAAACAATAAAGTTTCCGTTGGAATAAGTCGGAGAGGAGCTGTCTAGGCCAACCCGGTAAGTATTCGTAGCCGATGAAGCGGGAGATTTTATGGTAAAAGCGTAAGTGGTGGCCGCGCTTAGAGTTACATTTGATCCGAACCTGAACATAAACCATTTAGGATAGCCAGTTGATTCAGCGGTAGTGGTAGCGGTTCCTAGACTGGCTCCGGTTGGGAGACCTCCTGACGTGGCATAAACGTCTAAGACTAAATCTCCTGCCGTCCCGGCTCCGTAATACATGTAAACCCCTACTTTCCTTAAAGCGGCCGCTCCTGCTCCGCTAATCTGAAAAGTCTGGCCGGGTTGGGTGGTAAGACCGGTGCTGGTTGCCGTACTGTAATTAACTTCATTATATAATTGGTCAACGGTAGTATAGTTATCAGTTGATGAATAAAGAGAATATAATCCCATTTTAGCGCTAGTATCGCCGGTATTGTTTCCAGTTACAAAATCACCCGGTCCGGCCAGTTCAATATTTCCTTTGACCGTTTCCGTAGCGTCAGGCGCTCCCGATAAGGTAGTATCGTCAACGTATTTCTTCGGAGCGAACTCTTCGTCTGCGGTCGGCGCGGTGTAAGTGCCTATCTTCGGCAGTGAATTAAAAGTTTTAACGCCAGATATGGTATCGGCCGTTTCTTTATCCACCAGCTCATCATAAACATAATGCACGTTAGACATGACTATTGCCGCTCCGGCTGAGTGGGTTTTTTGATTGGCGGTTACGGCGGCAGTAGATGTTCCCGAAAATGATAATCCACGAGTTACACTCGTCCATGAGAGAGTTCCGATTCCTTCAGCCATAACGATTTCTTCTTTGTTAGAACCCGGCTCAACAGTCAAAAACACCTTAGAGCCTAAATCAGCCATTGTAAGAACATGACTATCTTTAGTGGTGAGAGAGGATACATAGATAGTCGAAGCCGTAGAACTTATTGATCGGGAAAGCGTAGTTTTGTAGTTAGATACCACCGAAAACCCCAACGGTGCTTCAGCTTTTAAATATTTATCGCAAGATTTTCCTTTACATGTTATAAATTTTTGCTCGCTACTCCCCAGCTCTCCTTCCCTAGAAATTAGTTGGATAATCTTCGGAGTAACTTCCTGCCAATATATTTCAGGAACTTTATATAATTCCTCTTGGCTTAAACCTTTATCAATTTTATTCTGCCAATATGATATTAAATCTTGATTTTTTGTTTCTAAAACATAATCACCTCTAAAAGCATTTTGATCACCAACCTCAACAACCTTTCTAATGCCAGTATAGATATTAAAAACAGTAGCTTTTTTTGTTTCTTTTGCAATAGACAATGCTGGAATTAATAACAGTAGTAATACTAACAACTTGATTTTTCTCATATTTTTTTATATAATTTAATTATTAATCAATTTCACAGGCAGAGCCTCGTATCTGTATGGGTTTTAGTGAAATTGAACCTGATACAAATACGGGGTTTTGTCTATTATACCACATGATTCGCACTAACAGAGACAGTGAGGGGAATTTCATAAAAACAGAATGGGTTAAATTAAATTGTAAAACTTGCAAAAAAAGATTTTCAGTTATTCAATCAAGGGGCAATACTGCTAAATTCTGTTCGCAAAGATGTTCAGAAAAATATCATACTGGAAAAAATCATCATCAATTTGACAAGCCACAGTCTTTGGCAATAAGAAAAAAAATATCTAAAACTTTAACTGGAAAATATGGTGGTTCTAAGGCCTCTGGTTGGAAAGGTGGAATCTGTAAACACACGGCAGGATATATATTAATTTATTGTCCCAATCATCCTCATCAAACAAGAAAAAATTATGTGCAAGAGCATAGATTGGTGGTTGAAAAAATCTTAAACAGATATTTATTACCCACAGAAATTGCACATCATATTAATGGAAATAAACAAGATAATCGACCTGAAAATCTATACTTATTTGAATCTGAGAAAGAGCATAATCGTTATCATACATTATTCAGATACAATAGAATACCTCCAATCACTAAATCAAATTTAATCTAACAGTTTTTTCTTCATATGATTTTATTTTCTTTCAAGCGTCGTCGCGCTCCTTACCTGCCCGTTAAATTTACGCCGGCAAAAATATTCGGCGATCCGGGTATCAAAATTACAGCAGGAAAAAATGTTTATGAATACCCGGTTATCAACCTCGTCGCAATGAATTACGATTGACGAAGTATAGAGAAGTTGAACGCCGGTTATACCCTCTAAAGTTCCTTCGCCAAAGCGGTGGACTTGCGGTTCGCCAAATCTTTTCATACCGATTAAGTCGGTAAGATCAATAAGGAACTTCCTAATATATTCCTCGTCAATAAGAAAATCATGCGTGCAGTTTTCAAGGTCAATTATTAACTCTTTGCCCCATGTTTTTATTTCCATACTAAAAAAACTTAAAGCTCGGCATAGGCTGTAGTTTTGCCCAGCTAGTAGTTTTAATATTTCCGCTTTCCAGCATGTCAATATACAGGGCTTTCTCTGATAGCGTCATCTCATTTACAGGAATTTCCTGTTTATTTTCCACTCCATTTCTTTCTTTAACGAAATAAAAATGAAGTCCATGATTGTCTGAATAACCAACTAAGTTTTTCATAAATTTTAAAGTTATAAAATAATCTTTTTTTTTAGGCGTAAGCCATATCCGGTGAGCCGACCATACCCGGAAATTCTTAGCCAGCTTTTTCTCAAACTCTATATTTTCGCTGTTTTCGTCATATAGATTATCTTGTGGGTAGCTGTCAAAAGCTATAAGGTCGTAATCCTTGTGGTCTGACCAGTCATCAATCAGAAAAGCGTGGTTAGGCTGATTGTTGTAATCATAATAGACTCCCTCTCCGTAATAAGAAGCCCAAGCAAACCCGGAGCAAACAACCGGACTCATTTTTAAAGCTTCCTTGATTTTAGCGTGAGATAAGTTCCCCGAAAAATCTAATTGCTCCCAGCGGACATCCCATTCTGATAATTTGCCTTTAGCCTTTAAAATTATTGACTGAGGCGGTTTTTTGAAAAATTGAGCTTGTGTGGTTTCGGAAGTAAAGGGATAATCTTTATCTTCAATCCAGCCATTTTTTCTCGGAGCTTCCATGGCGTTCCTAATTGAAGTTCCCCGGTTAGGTATTACCCCGGCATAAAAAGCGTTAAACATTTCTGACATGGTAGTTTCAACACCGTAAACCTTGTGAAGATAAGCGACCATTGCTTTCAGTGTGGCGTAGCAGGTGCAAGAGAAAGAGTCAAACTTTCGGTTAAATTGCATTTCAGCTTTTGCCCGGTATTCCGGCCAACCATGGCCGTCGTTAAAAACAACCGGCGGAGCATTAAGAGGAGATGTTGCCCCTAAAATATAATCTTCCGGTTTTTCCGCTTCAAAAATAAACCCCGAATTTTTAACTTCTTTAATTAAAATTTGTTTATCCATAAAAATATTAAATAAGCCAATCCTGTTAAGCAGGCGGCAAAAATTAAAAGCGGAAAATCGTCGTAGTCGTGTTTCATGTTTGGTTCCATATTCATAAAATTGCTTTTAAGGGAGGGCGGGGGTAAAAGCTCCCGCCCAGGTGATTAGCGTCTCGTTAGCTTGATAACTCGGAGTTCCCATCCACACTTACACTTGTAGATAAAGAACATTCCGCAAGCGGACATTCCATTACCTTTCATCCTTTTGCCACAACACTTGCACCGCATTTATGCTCCTTTGTGTTGACGATTACTTCATTGCCTTGATAATCTATGGAGCATTGCCCGTTGACCAGCAGGCTAAGAATGAGATTAGCGCATTGCTGTTGGTCAAAAGTGTCCATAGCGTCATACTTCTCTGAGGTGATTACAATCTGTCCCATGTTCTCTCCTTCTTCTTTGTGAGAATTTTCAGTTTCCTGACCGGAATAGGATCACAGACGTAGCAAGCCTCCTCTGCCAGTTCTTCCCGCATCGGCGGACAACCAGTTTGAAGCATCATCACGCATTCATAGCAAATCCTCGGCACGCCGTTCTGCTCACATCCGTACTGCTGACGACACTCAGGGCATATTTTCCTAAACATCATCTTCCTCCCATTCAGGTAGCTCGTAACGAAAAATGAAATCCATTAACCTTTGAAAGAGCGTCTTCATTTTGTCCTCCTTTATGTCAACGAATTGTTAACAGGCGGGTATCGTTAAGCGGTATAAAAGCAAAGTTATTATTTTATTTTTTTGTTCCGCTTGCCCCCGCCATGCCCGGCCAGTCCCCTTTAGGGATTAGGATAGGGATTTATTTTTAACCAATCTGCGGAAAGGCTTGGGATAAACTTTTTTCGGAGCCGATGTCCCCTTCAGTTTCCAGCCGGGTTTTAATTTGTACCCCGCTTTTAGTTTGTAAGCCATAAATTTATTCCTTTATTATTGCGTCATTAACGATTACCTGTAAATCCTTAACTTGTTTTTCCAAATCTGAATTATTTTTAGTGGTATTTAAAATCTGGGTAAGAATAAAAATAAGCATGACGGCGGCCGCCCCGTAAACAATCTTTTCTAAGAATCTAACCCTGCCCTTAGAGGCGAACTCTCTTTCGGACTTATCTAAAACTTCCTTGACGATTTTCAGTCCGGCAATCTCAAAATCTTTTTTAATTTCTTCTCTTAGCGTTTGAAATTCTTTAGCCATATTTTCTCGATCTTCTTTATGACGCTCGTCGCACCTTGCTTGGATAAAAATGTCAGTCATAAATCAAGGCTTAATTTCTTCTGTTCCTATTGTATTTATTGTATCGGTTCTCCCAAAGAGGTCTTTCATCTTGTCTATGAATTTTGCTTTGATATCCCCTTGCAGAATTAAAGGTTCTTCCCGGGCGGCCTCGTTAGCTTTTAAGATGTAATAATTATATTCTTCCATGGTAATGGATTGCTCGGATAATATCTTTGCGTTGATTCGTTTCATTTCAGGGTCAGCTCTAACTCCCAATATCTCAACTTCTCCGCTTGCGGGTGGCTCTATAACCTTTACCGGGCTATTCTGAGGCCATAAAACCATATACCCGCAATAAGCTGAGAAGATTAAAATCAATAACCCAGTGAGAATGATAAGTGTAGCGGCGAGTTTCATGTTAGTTATACTTTGACCGGCCAATGGTTCGGCCTAAAACTTTATTAGTCTGCTGGACTCCGACTCCGGTTAAAATGAATATCAAGGTGGCGATTAAGGCTCCAAGCTCGGGAGTAAAAACTCCGGTTGCTATGAGATAAACATTAACCGCTCCCAAAGCCGTGCCGATTACGGCTTTTTTTCCGTCTAATAGTTTTAAAAATTTTTCCATAGATTTATTTGTTAAATTAATTATTCTTCTTCAAATTGATAACCAGGGTCTTGATAAGGGACAGTAGCAACGGCATCAGAATAATTAGGGCTGATATAATCAACCCAAAAATCATTATTAGCCACAGTTCCTGCGTTTTCAACTTTTATTCTATTGACATCAGATACAGCTTGATAAAAATTTTTAGCGGCGCTCCAAGTCCCGCCGTTAATATTATATTTATAAGTATCAGCTGATAAACCCTCCCAACCGCCTGCTCCAGTTTCAAATTGAATGCCAATGCGATAATAAGCACCAGCTGAAAAAGAAGTTAAAGCAGTAGTGGCATAGGGAATTTCAATATTATTCGTAGTCCCATTAAAATAAATATCAAATAAATCTCCGCCAGTTCCTACCAATAAAAATACTGCCCAGGTATTAGTAGCTTCAGCTTTCATACTAATATACATCGTTCCACTAACCAAGCTGGTAATGCTTCTGTAAATTCTCTCTTGTCTATCATCTTTTATGTAAAGATGTTTAGTCCCTTCGGCAGGAGTATTAGTTTCAACAACTAAAGTGCTTGCATTAACTCCTGTAGTTAAAGCCCAACTATCCTGACCGATAATAGTAGCAGTATTTAAATCATTAAATTTTTGTTCGTAAACCCAGAGGTTCGGGTCAAGATGTCCGTAATTAATACCAAAGGCTTCAATAAACCATTCTTTTTTTTCATCTTGTAAAGGAACGCTGATAACCGCTCTGTAATACTTAGTTTCATTTACTTTGAAATTATCTTTAAAATTTTTGTCCGCCTTATTATTCAAAACTGACTTTCTAACAATTTCAGTTTTTGTAACATCAAAATTATCAAAAAATATTGTAGTCCAATTAGCTGTTGAATGCTCAATTGCTTTATCAATAGTTATAGCTTTAGTGCTTGAAGATACTTGAGTAGTTTCCTGTATGGTTTCAGTAGTAATAGTGTTGCCATCAAACCTTTCTACACTTCTGATGAACTGCCCTCCGGCCATTGAGAATAAAATATTAGCGTCTTGGTTTAAGCCTGAAACATTTGTAACCGAAAAATAAACCATTATATCTCCGCCTAAAGTTGCATAGTTTCCATAGTCGGATTTAATTATAAAGTTTTCACCCGTATTATCATCTGTAAAAGAGATTTGTTTTTCTTTTTCGCCAATGGCAACTGTGTCTGCAATTGAATTTATTTTAATTAAACGGTCTTGCGCTAAATCAGCGCCGAACGGCGGGTCAGGCAATTTAGTGCAACCAGTCAAAAGTAATCCTATAAACAAAATTGTAATTAATTTTTTCATTATGGGAATGTTCTAGTAAATGAAAGCCAACAAAATAATTGAGTAGGTGAAGATACGGGAGTTCCAGCTTCTACTAAAAGCGTTGAACCATTCGTAAATGAATTATTGGTAGTTAAGGCGGTAGTGCCAGCGGTAGTAGAGGCAATTATCATATTGCTCCTTGTCGACCCAGTAAGAAGATTAACATTCAAAGTCCCTGCCGAAGTTTTACAAGATATAGAATTATAATTTTCTGTTGCTCTGACTAAAATTTGGCGAGTTGATGTTCCTGTCCAAGCGGTTGATGTAGCATTATTATCATAAAATCCAACTTTAATAGTTGATTCAAGTTTTAGCCCATTGGTTGAAGTCGCAACCGCTGAAGCCACGCCTGAATTAAAAGTTAAAACGCCCGTAGAGGCGGAAAAGTTTCCACCTGTGCCTCCATAAGCCGCACCTAAAGGATTTAAAAGAGTGAGAGTATCGGTATACATAATCGTTGACGAAGCCGTGCCATAAACTTCAAGCTTTGTATTCGGTCCCGTCGTCCCGATGCCGACGTTGCCTGTGCTTGGCAAATATAACCCTGTACCTACTCCCGAAGTAGCGCGTAAATCCAAATTATTATATGCCCCACTTGCATATCCAACCACAGAACCTACGCCCGTTCCATTAGTCAATACAACTCCATCGGTTAAATCACCACTTTGAATAGCTCCTAAAACTTGCAATTTCGCCCCCGGACTCGTCGTCCCGATGCCGACGTTGCCGGAAGTAGTTGCGAAATAAGCCGAGCCAGTGGAACTAATTTGAGTGGTGGAAGCATTACCGAAAGTCTGCAAGGCCGTCCACGTATTAGCGTTACCCAAATTAAGCCCCCAATCGCTGATTGCTCCGCTCCCATTGTAGGAAGAACCATTAAGCGTGGCGTCGTTGGTTAGAGCCGCTAGATTTGAGCCTAAAGCCACACCGCTAATTGTGGAGTTAGAGAGCATGGCGTTGGAGACTGAAGAGCAGGTAGAAGCTCCCGAAGCCGTGAGAGCCGTTATAACTTGGTTAGTGCAGGATTGAGCGGTGGTTAAAGTAAAGTCAGTTCCATTAGAAGCGGCGGTAAAAGCAGAAGTGCCGTTGCCTTTTAAAACTCCAGTAAGAGTTATGGCTCCCGTGCCGCCTTTATTTACTGGTATGGTTGAAGAGGCTAAATTCCAATAGCCAGAATCATTTGTCCATTGAGAAATATTTGCGGAAGCAAAATCAGTCGTGGCTACTGAAGCACAAGTGTTGGTATCGCCTATTTGTCTAATAAATTGATTGGTGCAAGCGGCAGGATAACTGTCGTGCGTTGTCCAATCGGCCCTATCAACGAAAGTAGTAGAAGCAATCGCTTGAGTAAAAGCATTGGCCGTTAAAAGATAATTTCCCGACACCCCTGTCCAAACCGGGTCGCTTTCGGCGGTTAGATATGTCCCAAAATCAGAAACTTGGCTTTTAGTAATTGATAAAGCGGGTAAAGAAGAAATATTAGCGTGGGTAGTGGTGGCGTAGTAAGAAGAAGCTGAAAGATAGCCTCCTAGAGTGTGGTTGCCCCAAGTATAAGCCGTTGAGCCTTCGGTAGTGGAAGCGGTAAGAGGGATTGAGTAGCCAGTATCAAAAGTAAGGGCGAGCGTTCCTGAATCTGTTATCGGATTACCTGCTATGGAAAGGCCAGTAGGGACGCTCATATCAACCGAAGACACGGTGTCGGACGATCCTCCAAGTCCTAAAGTAGAAGTAGCCACGCTTTCCCATTCGCTAGTGGTGGTGTTATAACGGAGCATATCACCCCAACTCATAGGGGTTGTGGTAGCTACGTCGCCGATCTGACCGAGTTGGTTAATGGTCGTCCCGCTTCCTCCCGTTCCAATCGCCGCCCACGATCCACCTGAATGTTTAAATTCAACACTTCCAGAATTATCACGAAAACCATAACCTGACGATCCTGATGTCGTATTAAAATTCAGGTATTTATTAGAGCCGTTGATGAGTATATTCCTGCCAGCAGAAAAAACTGTTGATAGATAAGTATTATGATCATTCCACACTCCGTCGGTTCTCGCGCCAAAATTTATTTCATTATTTGGAAAGAAAAATCCAACTATCGCGACAATACCTAATAAAATTGTAGGAATAATTTTAAACATATTTACTCACTATACGGCTGATATTCTCTTCCAATTTTTTCAAACTGCTCTTTTAAATAAACCTCTTGATTATTTTGATACTCAGTCCGATCAATAAGAATTTTTGATTTTTTTGAAATTTTATCAAATTCCGCCTGAGCTAATTCAATTTTTTTATTTGTTTCCGCTAAAACACTTTCCAATATATCTTTACTTTCCTCAAACCCATGGATTTCAATTTGCAAATTTTCAATAGTTTCCCTTGCTTGAACTATTTTACTTTCATATCCAACTAATTGAGACTTTTTATTATCCAAATCTTCAACAATTTTCTCTGCGTTTTTTATTTTACTATCAATAAATGATATTAATTCATTTTTTCTAATCTGAAAATTATTAACTTCTAATTTAATCTTATTTAAGTTATCGGTTTCAGAAATAATCAGCTTTCCTGTTTTTTCATTTTCATAAATTAAAGTGGCTTTATTTTTTTCCAACTTAACTATCTCTGAATCAAGGCGACTAACTTCTGCTTTTATGCCATTAGTTGAATTTCTTTCCAATTCAATCATTTCTTCTTTTTTTTCTTCAATATCTTTTTTTATTTTTTCCAAATCAGCAAGCCTTAACTTATAATTTTCTTCAAAATCTTGAGTTTCTTTTTTTCTTGTCTCAAAATTTTCATTAAGGAAATCAATATTTTTTTTAATAGACTCGGCTTCTAAAGTTAAAAAAGCATTATGATCTTCCGCTTTTTTAATTTCAGCATTAATCGCTTCAAACTGAATATTATTTTGGTTGATTAGATCAACCTGTTTTTTGGTATCATCCGCCATATATTTTTATTATTATTTAGCCATTGTCTCAAAAAACACCGCTCCGTTAGCTCCGGTTAAATTATAAGTTATTTTAGCCCTAAGCCCGATAACATCTTCCATATCAAATAATTGAGCGCAGGTCGTGGACGAGGAAGAATTGGCCGGAGTCCATGTGTTATAAATATTAGTCGCCCCCCAAGTCCGTATCAAATTAGATGTCTCGGTAAAATCCCGCTTACCAAACCAAGTGGTATTTTTAGATAAATTTCCGTCAGCCACGTCAACCGTCCAATTAAAAACAGTGGCGGTAGTAGAAGCCGTTAAACATACGCTTGGAGCTACTCTGCTTACTGTATCAATATCTATCTCTTTGGTTGAACTGGCCGTAGTCCCTGCCGTAAAATACGCCGGAGTTGTGGTTCCGGTTTGAGCTTTTTCTACAACCACTCCAGCCGCACTTCCTCCATCAGTTCTTCCTTTTAAAACATTTTCTTTGCCGCTGAAAGAAATCACGCATACTACAATCGCAAAAAACACGATGCCAGCCAATGAAATAATAATTTTTTTATTCATATTTTTAGTTTCCATAAATTGACGCTTTAATGTCAATCGTTCCCACCGACCAGGTTGCGCTTGGGACATCAACCGTGATCCAGCGGAGACCATTGACATTTATTTCAAAAAGTAAATTTTCATCAACTCCGGTAATATCATACCCATTGTCTCCTGAATATTTTTCAGAGTTATTATTTAGATCAGCGATTGAAACATAATCCCAGCGATTAGTCGGAGAAGCGGCCGCGTTAAAATCAACCGTATCCTGAGTTGATCCTTTGACCTGTAATTTTAAATTGGCGCTGTTATAAGAATTTACCGATAAAACAACCGTTGACGCGTCGCTTACTAATACCTTTTTGCCTTTTAAGTAAAAAGTATGAGTTCCAGTTCCGGTGCTAGTTACGTTTACCGCCTCCCCTCCCAATGTAGCCGAAACTTTAAAGGTATTGGTAGTTACGTCCCTGACATAATAATCGGTGCTTGCCGACAGCCCGGCCGGCAGAGTAGTGGAACTTGCCACATGAATCAAATCGCCTTCAACCAAACCATGAGAAGCCGAAGTTATAATGTCGGTCGTGGCCGCGGTAAATGCCGCTTGCAGTTTTGACAGATAACTGAAAATCTTAATATCCTCCTGCATTAAATTCCTCATAAAATTTATTTTAAATTACTAATTAAATCCCTGCCGGAAAATTATTACTTCCCGACAGGAGCTAACTATAATTTTATTTCCTCTCCGCCTTCAAGCATAACAAATTTTCCGCCGTCTTTTTTGTATCTATCAAGAACTTTTTTTCCGGCGAATAACTCGTCTTTAATTTCAGCCTTAGGCTCTTCAGCCTTAGGCTCTTCAACCTTAGGCTCTTCAACCTTAGGCTCTTCAACCTTAGGCTCTTCAACCTTAGGCTCTTCAACCTTAGGCTCTTCAACCTTAGGCTCTTCAACC